TAAATCAGAAAGAGCAGTTGAATATGCTTATTCAGATAACAATGAAGCATTATTAGTTGGTGGAATGATAGAAGAAGCATTTAAGAAAAGAAGTTCTATTGATGATTTATTAAAATTTAAAACAGATGATTATGAACCAGAAGAAGGTTACAAAGAGTTCCCACCTTGTATTCAAAAACTATTAAATGATAAATGGACTGGAGATAATAGAAACAATATTTTATTTAACGCTGCAGTCCTTGAGATGAAAAAATCTGAAGGTCATATAGATAAAAAAGCTTTAAAAGAAATTCTTCTTGAAAGAAATCAACAGATGTTTGCTAAACCATTAACAGAAAAAGAAATTGTAGGAACAGTATTAAATTCAGTATTTAAAAATAATTATACATATAAGTGTCCACCTAAGCATGGCTATATGACACCAATATGTAATAAAGATTTATGTAGATTAAGAAAACTTGGAATAGGTGCTCAAGCACCAGATATTATAGATGAATTTTCTGATGTTGAACAAATAAAAGATATTAAAACTACTTATTATACTTTTAAGTATAAAGGGATAACAATGACTTTTGATTCTATTGATTTAGTTGATGAAAAATCTTTTAGAACTAGGATGATGCATTATGGAATATTCTGGATGACATTACCTAAACCTAAAAAGGGCCCACCACCATTTGAAATGTTGATGTCTGCACTTATTGCAAGTTCAAAACCAAGTGAAAAGGTTAAGTATGAAGATACATTAGCAGACGTTAGATATTCAGTATTAAAAGAATTCTTTGAAAAATACATGGTGTTAGATGATTTTGAAAAATTAAAAGATGGATATATCATTAGAGAAGAAGAGAATGGACAAGATTATTGTTACTTTAAAAAGAATACATTAGATGGATTTATTAAAAAGTTATCAGGAAAGATATTCTCTAATTCATTAGAAGCAATAACTTTATTAGGTTGTGAAAAACTAGATTATTATAAGGGAGAGAAGAACATATGGAAAGTTGCTTTACCTGATTTTACAAAAAAAGAAAAAAGGACAGAACCAACAGTACAAAATAAACAAGGAAACTTAACGGAGTTAGATGATGCTTACCACGCACAGCAGTTTAGAACACCAAAATAGTATTAGAAATAAAACTATTAAGTATTATGGCCCGCCAGGAACGGGTAAAACAAATACATTGGTTCAAGAAATATTAACGGATGCTTTGTCTCAAGGAATTAGACCACAAGATATTGCATTTATTTCTTTTACTAACAAAGCAGTTAACACTGCAGTAGATAGAGCACTATCTACATTTCCTCAATATACTTTAAAAGATTTTCAAAGATTTAAAACACTTCATAAGTATTGTAAAAAATATTTTACAATAGAAGTATTTGATCCACAAAGATGTATGATTGATTTTGCATTAGAGAATCAAATTATTAAAAGTTCAGATTCAAGATTAGACGATGATTCATTTGTATATAAAGATTGGTCTTTACATATCTATGATAAAGCAAGAAATATGATGAAGCCTGTAGAAGAAGTTTATCGTAATGAAACTTATAAAAGAGAATCATTAGATTTATTGTTAAGAAAGGTACAGGTATATAATAAATATAAAAGAGATGGTGCAACTCAATATATGGACTTTACCGACATGGTTGAGAAAACAATTGATGAAGTAAACTTTCCACCACTAGAGATACTTATATTAGATGAAGCACAAGACTTTACACCATTACAATGGTCTGTTGTTTATAAAATGGCAGCTAATGCTAATAAAATATATTTAGCTGGAGATGATGACCAAGCTATTTACAGATGGAATGGTTCTAATCATAAATATTTTACAACATATTTTCCTGGCCAAAAGAAAGTATTAACTCAAACAAGACGCTTTGGAAAAGAAATACATAGATTCTCACAGGTTGTTAGAAAAGGAATATTGGATAGCGAACCAAAAGAATTTTTACCAAACCCAGATGTTAAAGATAGTGTGCACCGATATATATCTTTTGGAGATGTAGACTTTAATAAATACAAAGGTAGTTGGTATATTTTAGGTAAAATTAGAACTACGGTTAATGAACTTAGAATGATGGCTAAAGATAAGGGATTATACTTTATGGATAATAAAGGTAATAAATCTTTTTCATCAACTAAATGGAAAGCCATTAAAACTTGGACAAAGTTATCTAATAATAAAAAGATATCTAAAGAAGAAGCTATAAATATGTATAAATATGTTAGAGCATTATCTAATGATTTATATAGAAAGAAAGAATTCTGGGATCAACAAGAAAATCATAAAGAATATAGTTTTGAAGATTTAAAAGCATGGTGTGGTTTAACTTTAAAAGATGAAGTTAAATCTCAAGAATGGTGGCATGCTTTAAAAAGAAATGTTAAACCAACAGAAATAACTTACGTAAAAATTCTATTACAGAAATATGGGCAAGAACAATTAGATAATGATCCTACAATCATTATAGATACTATTCATTCTGTAAAAGGAGGGGAAGCAGATAATGTTTTAGTTTATTTTAAAGCTGATTATGCATCTCAATACCAAAACAAAACGAACGTAGAAAAGATGGACGAAAAAAGAGTAGTCTATGTTGCAGTAACTAGAGCTAAGTATTCATTACATTTATTAAGCTCTGATTACAAATACAACTATCCAATAGGGGAAGACTATTTAACTTACATAGAGGAAAAAAGAAATGACCAATAAAGCGTTTTTTAAACAGGTAGGAGGCAAACATTATCAAAATATGAAAATACAGCCTTCTCAGTTTATTAATGAAAACAACTTACCGTTTGCAGAAGGTAATGCAATCAAGTATATATGCAGACATAAATTAAAAGGAAAAAAAGAAGACATCTTAAAAGCTATTCATTATTTAGAAATGGTTTTAGAAAGAGATTACAATGATAAATAATCAAGAGCCATTAGTGTATGACATGGGTTTTATAACTTGTGTTTGTGTTTTAACTTTTTTATTTTGGGTAATATAAATGACAAGTTTACAATATTCACTAACATTTAAAAAAAGTATCTGGTTGTGTCCGTCAGAATATAAAGACTTATCTAATGCAACTGAGATTGCAATTGACTTAGAAACTAGAGATGATGGTATTAATGAAGGTCTTGGAGCTGGTTGGGCTATTGGTAAAGGTTATGTAATCGGTTTTGCTGTAGCTGTTGAAGGTTGGCAAGGTTATTACCCATTTAAACATTTTGGCGGTGGTAATATGATACCTGCACAAGTTATTAGCTACATGAAAGAAATATGTGCATTACCTTGTAGAAAAATATTCCATAATGCTCAATACGATTTAGGTTGGTTACAATCTATGGGTATTAAAGTTAATGGAGAGATAGTTGATACAATGGTTGCAGCAGCAATCGTTGATGAAAATAGATGGGCATACAATCTAAACTCATTGGCTAAAGATTATTTAGGCGAGATCAAAGCTGAGACTGATTTAAAAGAAGCAGCCAAAGATCATGGCATTGATCCTAAAGCTGAGATGTGGAAGCTACCTGCAGAACATGTTGGATTCTACGCTGAACAAGACGCACGGCTCACGCTTAAATTATGGGGATTTCTAAAGAATGAAATCATTAAACAGAACCTAACTACGATTTGGGAAATGGAATCTAAACTTCTTCCTATTTTAATTAAGATGAGACAAAAAGGAATTAGAGTAGATATAGAAAAAGCCCAAAGAATGATTAAAGAGTTTGAGAATCAAGAGAAAGAAACTTTAATTAAAATAAAACAAATAGTAGGCAAGGATATAGATATTTGGGCGGCAAGACAAATAGGAGAAGCTTTTGATAAATTAAAAATACCTTATCCTAGAACTGCTAAAAGTAATGAACCCAGTTTTACTGCTAACTGGCTTACAAACTGTCCTCATGAAATAGCTAAACTTATTGTTCAAGCAAGAGAAATAAATAAATTTCATGCTACTTTTTTACAAAGTGTTATGCGATACCAAATTAATGGTAGAGTTCATGCTGAAATAAATCAATTAAGATCAGATAATGGTGGTACAGTTTCTGGACGTATATCAATGTCTAATCCTAATTTACAACAAATACCAGCTCGTAATAAAGATTTTGGCCCTAAGATTAGATCTTTATTCTTGCCT